CATTTGTATATTCTCTTCTAACTTCTGCTTTTGCTCTTCATCAGGAGCAACATCTATAAATACTCCGAAGTCATATATATACAAGTCTTTAATCTCATCAAGTATACCAACATTGTATTTACCTATCTGCATAGCAAACTCATCTTTGAAATCTGCGTACTCTAACAAGTCCGATATACGACAAGAAAGTCCTTCAGCAATTGTGCGTGTAATATAAAGACTAGCATCTAATATATGTCTAGTTGCAGTGTTTGAGTTTAATGCTGCCAACTTTTGAACACCAACCAAAGAGTTAGGGTCAGGTGTTGATCCGTCTCTTGCCTCGTTTAGTCCTGTGACTGAACGAATCATGTCTAGATAATGATTATAGTTTCCAATCAAAGCAGCCATCTTAGCCTGACCTGAATTTGCAGTTAACTGCGTAACAGGAACTTTTGCTTGGTTATAATCTCCATCTTGAGTATAACTTCTACCAATAACGCTACCTGTTTGAAAGTACATTCTAAGTGCATCTTCAGGGTTATATGCTTGACCTGTTCCTAAGTCTACTTCATTAAGACCATCGGCATCTATAAACACACCATCAGGCACAACTCTAGAAACTACTTGTTGTAACTTTAAATGAGTAATTTGAATAAGGTCAGCAAATGGAATCATTCTTCTAACTAATGATTCAATGTTTCCTTTGTACATTCTAGGAGCGCACGCCACATAACTAGGCATAGCATATTGACTAGCAGACTTTGGACGAACCATGTTCTCCATCATCTCCCATCTCAATATTATATTTGTACCCATGACCATGATACCTTCATACCAAACCTCTATTTTCTTTTCTACCTTTTCAAACCTACCTTCTTCCATCATTTCAGCAGGTGGATTGAATTGGTCATCCTTTTCAATTACCTTATACCCACCAGACTCAAGTCTTTTCTTTTTATGAGTAAATGTGTTTGTGGTTTTATAGTTGAAGTATAATAATGTACAAGAGTCCCTATAAAATATATCGTTCTGATATTGTTGAGCCACATTGTAATAATCGTACCAAGACTGACTATACTTGCTAATCTCTTCCATCTGCTTGTCAGTAATGTCAGGATTAATTTTTACCAACTCTGTCATTGGAACAGTCTTAATCTCTCCCCAGTAAAAACAATCTTTAAAGTGAGGATCTTCGGTATAGCTGTAAACAATATTTGCTGGGTCTACATATTCAACCTGAATACCTTGACCGGGTAAAAATTGATGCTTAGTACATCCTATACCTAGCACTGTGAGATCATAATCAACTCGCTTTCTAACATCTTGATAATGATTCTCTTCAAGCACAGTATTAATAGCTTCTTCTTCTGCTATCTCTATACCTGGTTTATAATTCAATTGCATATATAATGACAGCTCTTGGTCATTAGTAGGAAGTTCTTGCGGGTCAGTCATAAAAGGATCAACCCCAAAGTCTTTACTTATTTGTTCTAGTACAGGACGAGCAACCATATCTGCTTCAATCATGTCTTGATATTGAGAACGTTTCTCTGCTGATAAAGCATCTTGAGAATATGCTCTAACATGGAATAGTCTATCTGACATTCCATTGACAACAATATCAACAAACTTTGGAAGAATAGGTACAGGTGTCCAATCTAAATTAATGTAAGACAAATCACCATCTATGGCGATTTCATTCTTATACTTTGCTATTGACTGCTCACCTCTAGCATACAGTCTTAATCTATTAAATTCTGCCCATTGGCTATAGAATCTACAATTTGTCCCATCTTTTTTAAACCACTCATACTGAATAGCTTGTCCAATCTGCAAACCGAACTCATCGGTTTTCTTTTCAGCGTCTGAAACAAACTGACTTGGGAATCCTGTAGGCGATATGTTTACCGTTACCTCTCTCATTTACTTCCTTAATTCACTTATAGAACCTGTGTTACTATACCTTGCAAAGTTAATACTTATTTTTGACTCTGTTTTTTGTGGTGTATATATATGCTTTTGACACGCCATTATGGCCAAGCCTGAACTAATTGTAGCATCAAACTTTGTTCTATTGTTTATATTAAACTTTGCCCAATCTTCTAAGGTTCTTGTGAAATACATAGACCCCATTTCATCAGACTCTCGATAGGTTGACTCCATATCTATACCAACGTATTTTTCAATGTAAGACTCTATAGCTGTCGCATGAGCCTGCTTTACATCTTCACTAGAGTTTGGTATACCACCTAATTCTTTTTCAGTTCTAGAAAGTTTTGATATATGCTTATCAGGTCTATTAATACTAAACCCTCTATATCCTCTATTCTTGAAATGATATAGTAGCCTTGGCTTATTATTTTCTACAAGTATAGGCATACCATAAAATATACAAGCCATTAATACTTCTTCAAAAAATATCTCAGCAGTCTGAGGTCTTGCTATGTATTGTAAGAAAAACTCATTTGTTGGAGCATCGTCCATGTGAAACTTTGTCAACCCATGAAGCGCACCATTAGATGCACCACCACCCACCGTTCCTGATATATCATAGGAGTCACATCCAAACGCTCCGATGTGTTCATTACCTGGAAGTTTTCTTCCACCCTTTGTTATAATGTTGTTTTGTAATGCTGCACTCGGCAACCAAGAAACTAAAAATCTACCACGATTATCAGGAGTCCAAACTACTTTAGTATCCTTCTCTCCATTTAACCACTTAAATGTACCCCTAGTTAAAAACTGTTGTTGTATTAAACTTTCATTGTAATCTATCTGAGCATATATCTTTGTTAGATTAAATAACGATTGTTTACTCTCATCTCTAAAAGCGTGTGATTCATTTCTAGGAAACTGACGATAGTATTCGTTTAAGGCATCAGGATCTGACTTTAAAGAATCAACTTCGTTCTCCCAATAGTCTATTGCTCCTGTATCTATAAGCATATCGTCAATACCTTCAACAGGTTTATCAGGTGTTCTTAATACTGGATTTCCATATCTATCTATAAACCCTTCCATATTCCACTCCATAGGAATAAACAAACTATACAGTCCACTCTTTGTTTGACCATTCGCATTTCTGTTCTTTACATTGGAATCATTATATAGACTCTTGAAGTTACCTCCTCCTTTTTCTAAAGCATTAGATGTTGAACCCATCATACACTTACCAATAACCTTACTACCCAACCTAAGACAAGTCTTTGTAACACGCCAGTTATTTAATATGTTATCAGGCTTATCCCACTTACCACTCTCATCATGGATTAGTAGCTGTAGCTTCTCACCATCATAACTGTTGTCAGAAGTATTCTTCCAGTCAATAGTAGTGTCTAGCCCCTCCATATCGTTTTCATCTATGGTAGACATATTCTTTTTGGTAATCTTGGATGCTGGTATACTATATGCCAACTCAGTCTTTGGTTTGTCCATACCGTCTTGTATGGGTTTAAAAAAGAATGGATAGTTGTTTGATATAGGAACAACCTTGTCGGTAAACATTTTCTTGGCATCAGCTCCAGTCTTAGACAAGATTCCAATACGAGCATCTTTTGCTAGAGTTCCTATGTTGGTGCATTCTTCAGATGCCATGAATGAAAATCCTGAACGTCTTATCTTTAAATAACAAATTCCAAATGATCTATGGTCAGCCTTACACGCCTCCCAGAATATATAAAATATTCTATTAGCCTCCCGGAAGTCAGGATATCCCACATCAATCTTTGTCCATTGTAAATACATATAATGAGAACCAGTGATATAAGTAGGTTTACCATTACGCATAAACCAATGCCCATACTCTCTACGATCAAACTCTGTCTCAATATAATCTACCCATAAATTTTTAAATGCCGAAGGCATTTCGTTCCATTGGAATATTGATTTAATTTTAGACAACTGCTTAGGATAGTCTTGTCTTTCCCAATACTGCTCACTCTTTACCTTACTTCTTGATATTGGATTAGATGGAGGTTTTGGAAGTGCTACAAGTAGACCACTAATATTATATATCGGGCCTATCTCCCCAGTCTTTGATATTACAACAATATCATACTTCTGATTGTAACCATATAGCCAAGACTTTGCTCTGTTCTTATTCTTTAGAACAGTGGTAGGTATTATATCGAACACCTCTTTGTATATGCTATTTAGCTCGTCTTTCTGCAAATCCTTGTTTGGAGTCTACTACTTTATCAACTCCTTTATTTAATAGTTCTCTCTCTCCTTCAATTCTTGTTAGAATCTCAAACGCATCGAATATGGCTAACTTCTTTGTAGCAGCAGCATTCTTTAATCTATCTGCTGCAAGCTCATCATCTGGATCGGGCTTGATAATATCTTCTTTTGCAACCTTTATCAATTGCTTCACCGCCCTTTCGCCAGCGTCTATGATTTGTTTTTTTAAATCGTCTACGTTCATGTCTTTACACAAATAGCATGGTTATACATTCGATATAACTTTTCACCATCAATATTAAATTCATACTCTGAGTCAGGAACAAATCCTACCTCGTCCCCCTCATTAACTCCCATTGAAGATAGAAATTTATTTCCATACTTCAATACACCAATAAGTTCTTCTTCTTTTATGGCTTTATCTATGGTGTATTTTTTTGGAGGTACAGGTTTTATAAAACAAAACTTATCTCTACTTTTCCAAACTCCATCATGTGAATATGCAAAGTATTGATCCTCATCAATTAAAAATAAATCTTCTTTGAAAAAACTTCTACCACTCCTCTCTTTACCTTGCATATCGTTATAAAACTTAAATGCATTATGATGAACTAATAAAGTGTCTCCAACCTGAATGTCTCCGGAATATCTTAGGGGTGTCTCGATTACTTTAGCGAACCTATTTGAAACAGTATGATCTTCCTTTGAAGATGAGGTTATAAAATCTATACCTCCTATTTTCTTTAGATTGTCGTAACGTCTACCCCCTATTGGCTTTACAATAAAGCAATGGGGTGATTTCATTATATTAAAAATTTATATTGTACTCTATAGATATCGGCATCGATGAACTGAACTCTTTCCAAAGTACAACCTCATTTTTTGCTTCTATCCAAATTTTTGTGTTACCCGACTTATCGTCTATCTGAATTAAGTGTATCGTGTAATTTCCTCCTAGCACAGATTGACCCAGCACATAATGCATAGCCGCTTTATAATCTGTACCTATGGAAACTTTTCGTATCATCTATGCTTTTATATCTCCGTACAGGTACCAAGTGTCTATGGCTGTCTTTACAACAGTGGCTACTGAATACTGATGAGTCAACCTATCGTGTCCTTGAGCTGACTGAAGTGTCACACCCGCTGTTCCCACTACAGTAGCAGTACCCGACCCCTCTTGAATGATGGTTATCTTAGTCCCTATAGGGAATGCTGCACCTGCGTTTGTAGGTATCCTTACGTCAGTTGCACTTGAGGTGGTTGTAATAACAACACCATTCTTGTCAGCAAGAATAATATTGGTGGTAGTCAACGCACTTGAGCGTACCGTTGTAGGTACACTGTCTTGCCAAGTTAGTTTACCGCTTGCGTTTGAAACAAGAATCTGACCGTCACCACCTAAAGTGTTTGTGGAATCCTTTACCGCTGCCTGAACATAGATTGATGAGTTTGCATCAAAAGTAAACTGACCCGTTTCAAATAGATAGTTTCCTATATGGGTGACATCTCCTGTGATATCTTGGTCTCCTGTCTGAGTGATACTACCCGTTAGGTTGATATCTTGAATTGCAGTGTTGCCAATGTTTAATACCTGCTGAAGATTCTGATTCGTAAGTCCCGAACCAAAAACAAGCTGACCACTTGCATTACAAACAAGAGTCTCACCATTGTTACCAAGAGCGCCATTGAAGTCTCTTACTGTACCTCCCAAACTTAACGCTCCTCCTGTTATACTGAAGTTTCCTGTCTGAGTAATGTCTCCTGTTAGTATTATACTCTGAGTAGCTGTGTTACCAGCATCAAGTACATTCTGCAATGTGATATTAGATTGGAATAGTGTAAGAAGGTCACTAATTAAAAAGTTCTTAGTAACGTTTGCAGGTGTTCCTGCTACCTCAGTTCCAATTACTTTATCCGATAGCGTTACCGGACTTATGTTTGCATATGTACTTATCTTACCCATGGTTATTCTTTTTTAGTAATATCTCCAGTTTGTAAGTTTACAACGGAGTCTTCACCATATTTTTTCATTAGTTTTTTTTCTACCTTAGAGAACTCACTCTTAATAGTGTCAATCCTTTCAAACACAATTCGCTTCTGAAGTTCTAAATCTCCAATAGCTATTTTGTTTTTTGTGTACTCAGAATTCAAATCTTGAATCTGAGACAATTCGTTGTCAGTTAATTTTGCCATTTAATTTAATTTTTAACAAAGATAGGAATTATTTCTTTCTTGTCTTTTCAATGGTTCTACCACCAAAATATGCAGCTATAACAGTAAGTAATAATATTTCTAGTAGGCTTACCCAATTATCTTCGACCTTAAAGTCAAGCTGCCCTGCATCAATAAATATCAACAGCATAGTGTTGAAAATTAAGAACATCAATACCAATGGTCGTACATTCTTTGACAACCAAGAGTCAGAACCCATATCTGCCTTCCATCTCTCGGTGACGTTCTTCTGCATATCTGCCTCAGCATTGATAAGTATCTCTGCCATCTCCTTCTCAAACTGAGCCTTCTCTTCTTTAGTTCTAACAAACTTGTCTACAACTCCTCCGACCTGCTCAACAATCCCCGAACCCTTTCCAAATAGTCTTGTTAATATTTCTTTCATTCGTTCTCTATTTTATTTATCATTTCAATGTGAGCCTTTGCAATGCGATCTCTACCTGACTCACTCAACAAAAGCGTCTTGCACTCTTTCTCATTTGTCATAAAGAAGTTCTCAGATAGTATAGCAGGCATAGCTGTGTGTATAAGCACATAGAAGTTTGACTCCTTGTCTACATCACCATCCCTTGTGTCCTTACGCATCTTGTAGTTAGGAAACTCTTTCTCTGTCTCCTCATACAGAACTGTTGCGATATGATCTGACTGAGTTTCTCCTGGAGATGTATACACCTCCCAACCGTTTGCTGACTCATCGCTAAAGCCATTTGCGTGTACGCTAACATATATACAAGGTTTATCTGACTCACGATATATTTCGTTAGCCATCTTTACCCTTGTGGATAGAGGGACATCCTCATTAGTATTAACCAGGTTTATGTACTCAATATTGTTCTTATCGCAATATCTTGCAATCCTGTCTACAATAGCACGATTGAACTCACCCTCAAAGAGCTGAGTACCATCTGACCAAATAGGGCTACGCTTTCCGGGTGTCTGATAGACACCATCAATAATTCCACCGTGACCATTATCAAGAATCCAAATGTACTTTGAATCACTCTTGATTTCTTGGTGACAGCATCTACATACTTTTGCCATAATCTATTGGAGTTCATAGAGACGGTCATCCATTATTTGAAGTTGTCCCTTAATATCTGTGATTTCCTCCTTGATGAACGTAAGTTCATTAGAGGTTTTTATTACCGCCTCTTTAACCTCTCGGTCTTGAGCGGGTAATTGTTTAGCTTCTTCGATTTGAGATTGGAGAGAGAAGTACATACTTACAAAAGTTCCTATCAACCCTGCAATAAAAATAAAGTTCCTTGGTGAAAGTTTTATTTTTGTATCCTCACTAATCGTCTCCATCGCTAACTATTTCATAATTTATTTTTACATCCACCGATATGGTAGAATAAAATATTACCACAATGCAACAATGTTTGTTGCTGTTGTTCCTGTTGCAAATACTTTTAATACTTGAACCGGAATAAAAGATCCCGCAAGGATGCCTGTGAAAACAACATCGTCACCACCTACAGTAGTAACTTTAACGTCACCTGCTACACCAACGTATAGAACGCAACCATTATTGCCAGTACCATCTGCTGTTGATACACTAGGTATATTTACAGTATCACTAGGAGTTACTGCCGCTGCTCTTTCTGCTTGTAATTTTTGGTAAGCCATTTTTTTATTTTATCATGTTCCTGAATAAGACCCTGTTCCTGCTCCGGAATAAGGTTGTTTTTTTCCTTGTGCTTTAGCCTTTGCGTTAGCACGCTGTTTTTGTTGTAATGTCATTTTATCTTTTGCCATTCCAGCAGCTACAGAAGCATCTCTCTTGCTTTTATCCGCTCTAAACTTTTGCATCTTCTTAGCATATGCTGCTTCTTTTGCATCTACAACTCCATCTTTGTTTCTATCTCTAGGATCAAATTTAGATTCTGATAATGGTTTACTTAAATCTCTTGCCATTTTTTATTTTTTAAAAGGGAATACTCTATTCAAAGAATCTCTACGTTCACCACATCCACAGTCTTTTCCTGTAGCCTTAGCAACCTTATCGACCACAGCCTTTATTCCTGTAGCTTTTGTAAATTTCTCGATGCTATCACCGATACCTCGACTCTTTTGTTTGTATGCCATAATTAAGCTTTACATTTTCCCATTACACAACCTTCTCCTCCACCTCTTCCGAGATTAGATTTTTTAGTTTTTCTAACAGCTTTGTTCTGCATTCTAGTATTCTTTACCTTGCCTTTAAATTTTCTAAAAGCCATCTCCCTATCGTGCTTTCTATTAGATCTATTATCTTGTCTATCTTTTTTACGCTCTGCTCTTTTTCTATTTCTAGCAATTTGTTTAAAGGTACGGTTAGCCATCCTTGCATAACGCTCTGGATTTTCTCTAGCAATCTTAGACTCATCTCTACCTTTCTTTTTTTTATCCTCACCATATGTAGGCGCTAATGGAGTGTCTCTATTGTATGCCATGTTATACGTTTTTAAACATTAAATTACTAAGGAACTTATTCCAAGTTCTCTTGCACCACAATCCCATTGCGATGATTTTATTTCCTAACCATACTAAAGCCTTGCCCATAGTTACGTTTTATTTTTTCTTTTATTCCTATCTATAACCCTAAACATTTTTTTATCCTTTCTGCTTTTAGGTTTGAATTTTTTCTTACCACTTCTCTTAGTAATCATCTTTCCTTCAACCTCAACTTCTTTACCATCTATACCAAAACCATATGTCCCCCTCTCAACCTTTCTCTTCTTCTTAGGTTTGTCGCTACCAAAGGTAGATGCTAATGGAAAGTCTCTATTGTAAGACATTACTTTTTAATAAGTTTTGTTAGGTGTTTACCAACCTGTCTATCCTTGATACACTTATGCTCGTAAGACATTGAGTGGTCTCCACCATATGCGTGACCGTAGTCCTTCTTAGACATTGCCTTAGACTCATCTCTACGAGATTTCATTGACTGAGACTTCTTTCCGTTCTTAGCTCCTAATGACTCATCGAGTCTTGAGTTGTATCCTTGTGCCATTGTTAAATTGTTTCTACAAAGATAGTATTATTTTTTTATAGGTATTAGTACTTACCTCTCCTAGATTTTGGGGAACTTTTGGTAGATCCACCTTTTCCTGCCCATAGATTCTTACACGCCCAGTAGCGTGCAG